GACGGTATTTGGCTCGTCAGCTTCATGCACTATGATCTCGGATATATCGATCTGGAGCAGAGGACTTTGCAAACCATCGACAACCCGTTCGGCACGAGGTTGTCACCCATGTCTTAGGGACGATCTGTTACCTATGTCTCCGGGCTGGACAGTCATTTGACTGGTAGCGGAGGACCGTAGTGGTCTCTATCGCCGACTCCATTCTAGTGGTCTCATCGACTTCGGCAACTGGCAGATTCCTTTGCGGAATGCGATATCTGAATACCTTCGAGCCGCAACGCCAAGCGCAACCAACCAGATGGAGCCGGTTAATGACAGGATGGAAGCAGCGAGTAACAAAATTCCCTGGGAACGTAGACGGGATATTTGAGCGGTTTGAGGCGCTCTTCATTGCAGCCGGCGCCCCAAAAGAAATGGCGCTGTTTTCGCGCACCTCCGATGACTTCGAAAACGAAATCTACCTGCTGTCGCCAGCGGCGACCCACTTTGCATCAGCGATCGGGGGCGATTGGACGGACTGCGATCCCTTCGGGAAAGGATGGACTGTCTGTATAGCGAATGGCGATGTCACAGAAACCTTCGGGATATCCGTAGGTCTTGGTGTGTGAAATGCGCTCCGCCAACTAACCGGAGCGCAAGAATAGAAATCAAGCCGCCCGCACGACCGGCTGCCGCCGCTTTTTGCATTTCCGGAACCAGGTGATTGCTAGCGCCCTCCAGAAGGTCACTTTATGGCTGGCTGCGAAAATTTTTGCCTCGTCTTCGGCGGTGAAAAGCAGGTCGACGATGGCGTTAGTCAAATCATCCGGCGTGATGACGTCTGCATATTCCGGCTCAGTCATGAGCAACTCAACCGCCTTGATTTGGGTTGCGGTCAATGGGCCACGTTCTGCATTCGCCAACACCTCAAGTATTTCCCTGGCGAGCTTTGAACCGCGTCGATTAATCAGTGCTTCGATCTGCTTCACCGCAATCGTCTGCCGTGAGCCAGTTCCAGTGTAGGAATTCGTCGCCTTCAAAACTTTGATATTTGCTCTGGTGCAGACCAGCTCAAGCGTCTGGGCATCCTCGTCGGCGGCCGCGAGCGCCGCCTGGTGTAATTGAAGCGTTGTAACGCCAAGGCGATCAGTGTTCTGACCTATGAACGCCCTTGCCTGGGCAATGGTGTTCTCGGCATCAACGATCATCACCGGGATAAGAGGCACATGTGGATTGGAGGCGGCGGCAATCGCAGTGTGCTGCCCGTCGAGGACCTTTAGGATCGTTAGGCCGTCGCACTCTGCATATGCACAGACAGGTGGCTTGAACTTTGCCCAATCAAAACCTTCGATAATCCGCCTTATCTGGCGAAGGCCTTTCTCACTGACGTTCCGCTGATAGGCAGGGTCCACGTGAAGTGTGGTTGGATCTACCACTTCACAAATCGGCATTCCTGTTTCGGGTGCCATCGGCACTAAGCCAGCAACACTTATAGGCGCTATCGGTCGAATATTGTCTTGCATATCACTCCCTCTCTAGGTCGGATGGGAGACTGAAATGCAGCTCGTGAAGATGATAATCGAGTTTGTGAGTAACGTTTCAACGGTCTTAAACTCCACAGACAAATGAACCGTATTGGGGCATCCTGTGGAAAACACATAACGCCGGTGGCGGAACGTGGCCCAACGCAGCTGCAACCGTTACTTGGTCTCATCTGAGTGACGGCCTATGTAGGAGCCATGACCCAAATCGTCGACGTCCGCCAAGAAATCCTAGACGCGGCTAACCGCAAGGCAGAGCCGGGAACGCCGGTAAGCCTGCTGGAGATCGGCCCAGTGCTCGTGCTGGAGAAGAACTACACGGAGCTTGAGGTTGTGGATGCTCTTTATGCGCTTCAGGAGCAGAAGGTGATAGAGCTGCTCGACGGGAATAGGATGAGGGTCCTATGAGCTGTGATAATCGGCCAGCGATCTTGTGACGTTCCGATAATAGTGTCGGAACAATTAGATACGGTCGCCGTTCCTGGGTCATGACCAGATATTTTTTCCATATTCGCGACGGCGACGACCTCGTTGAAGATACCGATGGCGTCGAACTACCGGATCACGCTTCGGCACGCGAAGAGGCCGTTCGAGCGGCAAGGGAGATGCTGGCTGAAAAGCTGCTTCTCGGCGAGCGTATCGATGGGGAGCTTTTTGAGGTGACCGACGAAAGCGGTCGTGTTGTTGAAACGATTCCGTTTAAGTCGGTCATGAAGATTTGATCTCATAGACAGCAGCATTGTCCTGGTTCTCGCGCAGCCCCTTGTAAGAAGCGTGGCGCAGTTTCCCGTCATGCGTCCATGCGCGATACTCGATCTCGGCAATGAGCGTTGGCTGCACCCATACCAGGTTCTTCCGCCGGCCCTCGTACTTCACCGGAGGCGTCTTTCTCTTGATCCTATCGAGCGTCTTCCGCAGGTATTCCGCGCTGCTCTCGTTGAAGCCTGTTCCCACCGAGCCGACGTAGACCCATTCGTCACCCTTCCGAGCTGCCAGCAACAAGCTGCCGATCCCTCCCCGCGCCACCGGCGACGGCTCGTAGCCGACGACCATGAAACTGTCGCTCTGGACGCACTTCACCTTCACCCACTCACCGAGCCGGCCCGAGCGATAAGGGGCATCCTTGTATTTCGCGATGATGCCCTCAAGGCCGTGCTCGCAGGCAGCGGCAAAGATATCACGCCCGTCCCCGTCGATGGTCTCCGACAGACGAATGGCGCCCTGTTCGTTCTTCAACAGCGACTGGAGGAAATATCGGCGGGCAGTGAGTTCAAGGCTTCGAATGTCATGACCGTCGAAATACAGAAGATCGAAGGCGAACATGATGGAGGCGCCGGAGTTGAGCTTCCCACCCCTTCCTCCGAGCGATCGCTGGAGTTGGCCAAAGTTCGGAAGGCCGTGCTCGTCGAGCACGACGGCCTCGCCATCAAGGATGGCGGAACCGACTCCGAGGCGCTTAGCGTCGGCCTCGATCGCGGGGAAACGATGCGTCCAATCATGGCCGCCGCGCGTGAGAATGCGGACACTGCCGTTGTTGAGATGCACTGCGATCCGATATCCGTCCCATTTGATCTCGTAGAGCCAATCGGGTCCAACGGGCGGCCTCGGCTTGAGAAGCGCCAGGCAAGGCTCGACACGGGCGGGCATAGGATCTAGCGGAAGGCGTGGTTGCGACGGATCGCGCGGCTTGCGTGCTCGGGAGCGGAGCGGCTTGTCGGTGAATTGGAGCGGCTGTGGCGCCTTCATGGGAAACTTCCTGCCAATGTCGATTCAACAGATGGCGAGAGGAATAGTTTCGTCGGGAATGGCGCTCGCCTGATGGTGCAGACCTTACCACGCTAAGCCGCAACACGACTCGCACCTTTGCGGGTAGATTCCCTGTCGCCACTCTGGTCTTGTCTTCCAAGAATGACAGTAGCGCCTCTTGGGAGAAAACGATGCAACTCGAATGGGTGGAAGTTACCAACATTTCCTATTTCGAAGACGAAAAGGTTTTTGTTGGAGAGGTCGACGCCACTTGGACCGACAATAGCGCGCAGGATATCGGTATAGCAGGTCACTCGGTGCGAGTGAAAACTCAGGTGCCCGGGGACGCTAGCCTGTCATTCAAGGACGTAGAGGAAAAGCTCAAAGCCTCGGCGATCGAACTGCTTTCGATGGCGGCCGAGGCGATCCGTGCGCGTTGACACCAGAAGGGTTTCGGCCGGCCAGGTGGGCCGATGTGCCCTCCTGCTCCGCCATCTCCCGGAGCGACGATTTGGGCGAAGATCAGTTGCGGGATTTTGGTTTCTGGCATGGGAGCGAATGCCTTTGGGGTGAGATTTACAGCTCCCATGAGCTTGACTGGGACAGCGTGATAAATTCCTATCACAACATCGACGGGGAATCGAAATGAACAATCTTGACAGTCTGAGCTCTCACTACCTCGAATGAACGAGGTAAAACGGCTGCATCTTACCAATTTTTAATTTTAACAACGAATTGTTAACTCAGAGCTGTTGACTTATATGTCAATAAAAGAAGAGATCCAAAAACATCGCGAGAATGGGAATCTCACACTCTTCGAGCCGGAGCGCCGATCCTTCATTGTTGAAAGACACGTCTTTTTGGGTGGGGAGGCTAGGAGCTTTGTGGAGTGGGACGGTTCTATCGATGATTCCTTTGCCGCCGTCTCGGCTCGAACTGTTGCTGTGCTCGAACGTTTCGTTAATGGAAGCTACGTGACCATTGGGATGGACCCACATGACAAATTGTCCAGAAGCCAGATTGCACGCGTCGACCCCACTGCCCAAGGAATTTTGGATTTCCGGATCACGGACCCAAATCCGGCCGTCAGGATTTTTGGCGGCTTTGCCGTAGCGGATCTCCTGATCCTGCTTACTTGGGCGCCCAGAAAAAATTGCAATTTCCCGTCGGAAGTTGCTCGGTGCCGCGGCGAGTGGGATAAGCTCTTTCCAACTCACACACCTGTTGTCTCAGAAGAAATTGAACATCATGTCTCGAAGCACTTCTCTATCGGCTAAACCAGCTAAAGAAGAACCTATCTCCAAGCGCACGCTAGCATATGTGTCTGAGTCAGCGAGGCAAGAGCTTTACGATTTGGTTGTTCGCAGCTGCGTTGAAAAACACGTGAGCGGCGCGACGCTCGCCGCACGACTTGGCAAAGACCCGGCGCAGATATCACGTCTGTTAGGAGCGCCAGGGAATTGGACGATTGATACAGTCGCAGAGTTGCTTTTTGCGGTCGATGGGAGCTTGTTGACTGCCGGTTCGATCTGCGCGGCAGAAGAGCCATTAGCTAACCAGCGGTTTGCTACTTGCTTCGAAGAAGAGTCGACCGACCTGCATGTATTTTATATCTCGACAACATCGAGCAAGAAAAAAGAATCAACTCACTCTGAAACGGCCAGCATGTCATGGCAGTGAAAGTACAAGCTCTGTTCTGCGACGACGTTCGGCGAGACGAAAATGGGCCATTTATCTTAATCGGTGTTCATCCTGGTTCAATTCTGGTTGAGCCAGCACCCGCCAAGAAGTCTCTCGACAACTGGATTCAAATTTCCGGTCTCAATGCCGGAAAGTACTCCCTCCGCCTAAGGGTCGTCCTTGACGAGGAGAGCGATACCCGCGTGCTTGCCAACCAAATGACAGAGATCAACCCGAAGGAGAATTCCTCAGTGATCCTTGCCCCTACCGGCCTCGCTGTTTCGACCGCGAGCGGCGGCATGCTGAGACTATTGATGACAGTGGATGATGGCGAGGAAGAGGAAATTGCTCGGGTTGCGGTTCGAGTGAAGCCCAAAAAAGCGGTCAAAAAGAAGTCTCGTAAAGACGCCGACAACTAGCATCTGGGGCGGTCAATAATCGCCAACGGTGCTAGGCTAAGTTTCGACATTAACGCCCGAAGATCACCGCTCCAACGCGCCGGATACATTGGCGAACGTCACACCCAGCACCATCCCGCCATTGCCGATGACAGCAAGTGCCCGATCCCTATCCAGTTTCCAGCGCTTCACGTCCAGGCTGTTTCCCCGTAGGACTTTTGACCTAGCGTCTTCGGGCTTTTGTCCGACCAGCGTTCATAATGAAATGGGGTAAGCTCTTGGTTGTCCCGAGCGCTGAGCGGCGGCAGGACAAGAAGGGAAGCCTTCGCCTAATCCCCTATCGGCTTCCCTTCTACCACTTCAATTGCGCCAACTGCCGTCTTCTGGGTTTCGCTATTTTGGCGCGCTGCCCGACATGAAGAATATCTTCACCGCCCCCACCACACTGGTGAAAGCGATGATCATGCCCATCAGCCACATGCCGGACCGGCCGAACCGCTTCATCGTGCGCAGGTTCTCCAGACTGTCGCTCCAACCGATTGACAGAATCACCGAGACGCTGCCTACATCCCGTCGGTAGAGGGACGAAGTGTTTCAACCTATGCGCAAAAAACGTAGACGTAAAATTGGTCTGCCCGACGATTCAAAGATCCGTGCGGTTATGATCGGCGCGGCACTCTTCAGTCCTTTGCCGTTCGCTTTGATTGTAAGCAATATGGTGAAACTGCCCCCCGCTATCGGTCCCGTGCCAGTAGTGATCGGTGCGATTGGGCTCGTTTTATGTGCCGCGGCGATATTCGTGCAGAAGCCACGCGGGCTCCGCTTTGCGTGTGGATCTTACCTTGCCATGACCTTCTGCATTCCGCTGGCGCTATTTCTATATTGGCCGAGAGAGTGGTTCGTAATGGGCATATTGGGCGGTCAGGTGCTCGGTGCCGCCATCTGGATCTGCTCCCAAATGCTGGTGCACGGGAAGTTAGACCCCTTCGGCAACAATATTCGGAATGTTGGTGACGCTGAGCTTCGGAAAGCGATTTGGGGCCTTGCCGGGCAGTTTCTCTTCTGGAATGTGCTCGCAGCGCTCATAGGAGGCACTCCGTGTACGAGCGGCGGCCGATGCAAGACCGGCGAAGCACTCTTCGGTACTCACGATGGTCTATTTTCGTCCTATTGGATCACCTGCATCGTTTGTACCGTGTGTGTCGCGGCGCTTCCTCGATTTGCATTTGAGTTCGTCGCCCGCGCGCGACGCAATGCAACCGCTAGGGCAGATTGAACCCGCCCCGGAACATGAAGGCGATCACGCCCATGATGATTCCGGTAATTATCGCGCGGTTCACCCATTTCAGCGTTCCGCCGATATCGTCAATCTTCTTATCCAGCGACGTAAATCGAGCGTTCATGTTGTTGAACTGCTCGCCTCGTTTGGCGTCCTCGATGTCGCTCATCCGCTGACCTCGTTCCAGATCGCCAACGCGCTGGAGGATCGTAGTGTGCTGGTGTTCGAGTGAGACGACGCGCGAGCGCAGATCCATGTCAGTTTCCGTTGGCGTCAAGTCCCCTGCCCCTTCATTGCTGCATTTCAATGCCATTGGTTGACCGGATGAGGCCAATCGACTACTCCGCCGCCGCTGTGCTCGATAAGCAATGAGGCGGCGAGAGGAGGGCCCGGCCTAACGAGGAGGTCGGGTCCTTGCTACTTGCGGCAAGCCGCGTCTGCGCGGCATTGCTTATTGTTCGAGGCGATGGCCGGGCCGGCCGTCGGATCTCCCGCTGCCGCTCGAGCCGCAGCAGGATCGGAGAAGCGCGTTAGCTGATACCCACTGCCGTTAGTCGCAACCGCTGTCTGGCAGCCCGCTATCGCGCATGAGCACAATGCAACGATCACGAGCCGACTTGCTACGGAAGTCCGCATTGTTCTTCTCCATGTTGGAAACCCGGCTAGATGCCGCTTTGATCGCGTCCACCTGGGCGGCCACGCTGGCGTTTTTCGCTCCTATCAATTTGCCGAACTCGTAGGCACCGACGACAGCAAGAACGATGGCAGCGCCGACTTTCACCCAGGCCGGTATCCTCGCCCAAAGAACCGCCCACATCTCAGCTCTCCACAGCTTGGCGAATGTCCTTGATCGCGCCGATGATCCAATGGCGCAGGAGGAGCCCGCCGATGCCGAGGAGAACGGCGGCGCCGATAATGACCAGCAGTGCGCGCCAATCGAAGCCGGCGAAAGCAGCAACGCTCAGGCTGCCGCCGCCAAATGCGCTGCCAATCCAGCCCAGCAGATTGAACTTCTTCTTGACCGTCTGCTCGACCGCGACCGGGATAACGGTTTTCTCTTCGACCACAGGAGCCGCGGAGAACGCCGCCATCTTCGTCGATGCACCAGAGAGCGCCAATAGCGCTTTGTGCAGCTCAGCACGCGTCCTGGGGCCCGCCTCACCGTCCACGGCAAGACCTGAAGTCGCCTGGAACTGCCTGATGCCATCCGGCTTGTAGCCGAGTACCACGAGGGAAAGACGGACGTAGTGGTCCACGCGATCAGCGAGACCGTTGATCCCGCCATTGATGCGGCGAGTGATCATCTCGATATCGCCCTGGTCCGCGAACTTATTCAGGCCGTTCGTGTCCCAGAACCAGAGCGGGCCAAGACCTTCCCATGGATCGGTGTTGACCGCATCCGGATTGCGGACGAAGTCGGGACTGTTCATCGCATGGCTTTGGCACCAGTCGGTGAAGGCGCGATAGTTCGCTTTGCCGGTGATCTGCATGGCAGTGCGGCCCATGTAGATCTTGCCGTCACCGTCGAGCGCTGGCGTGTTGCCGAGATCGGCCCGGGTATCGTAGCTGTTCTGCGCCGCTGTAGGGCCCCAGACCTCCCGGTCATACCGGAAATCACCGCTCTCGTGCATGATCTGGGCGTAGAATTGGACGGCCCGATGCGGACGATCCATGCCAAGCTCCGCACCATAGCGGTTCATTGCTACCAGCACGGAATTCATGTTCTGGGCATTTACAGCCCCTTTTGCGGCAGCACGAAGCTGCTGCGCAGTTACCTGCACGCTCATTGAAAGCTCCAGATTGATTCGAATGTTTTCAGATCAGCCAGGGTGGCCGGCGTGCAGCCCTGTCTGATCGTTGCTGTTTCAGGTTGTCATGCTAGTATTTCTACAGCCTAAGCCTCAGGGGAGTCGGTCTTGAGATTACCAATCGATCCCACGCCGACGACCTTCCCGAAGGAACAGGACGTAGCGCTCAGCTACTCACAAAAATACTGGGACGCCGCCTTGATGTGGGGGTTGGCTTTTGCGGTCTATCTGGTGGAAATTCAGTATCCCTATGCGCGCTATCTGACTGAGCAATATTACTATTTCCTCGTCGGACTCGCATTGGCAGGCAACGCCGGAATCGTCTTCGCGTTGCGCCGGCTACAGCAGCAAGAAGCCAAGTTGGTGGCAATACTCAGTCCACGACAGGAGGTGCGAAAGGCGATCGAAATGGGCTTCCGTGTTCGCGTTATCCTCATAGTGATAAACTTGGTGATCTACCTTGTCGTTTTGTCGATCATTAAGTTCGACAACGTACACACCCCGCCCCCACCGAACGAAAACTCCACTTCAAGCAAGATCAGCTGATAGGCGAGAGGCTCAGAGCCGGGAAGCTGCCGTGAAGAAGGCGTCGATCTGCTCTTCGGTAAAGCCCATAGCGGCAAAGCCAGCCGCCATCATGGGTTCAGTGCGCACGAACGAGCCGCTGTATTCGTAGGCGATCTGAACCGCCTTCGACTGCGTTGCGATCCATGCGTCCACCTGATCGAGCAAACCAGCGGCAAGAAGCTGAAGCTTGAACTGTCGGGCAGATACGATCTCAACTGGCGGCGGAGGCGGGTTTAGGAAGGCTGCAAGCTCTTCATCCGGGATGGGTGTCTCGGCAATACCGGGGGCCTCATGATCAGCCCACGCTACGATCTTGCCGGCTTCATCTTTGCGTACATACTTGGTCATTAGTAAACCCTGTTTAGTGTGAAGTCGTCCCAACCATTAATGGAAACAGTCACGGACCCAGTTCCGGAGAACGACACACCGACATACAGTTGCCTTGCGGTGTTGGAATATGCTGATCCGGCGCCAGAGTTTTGTTGTGATGACGTTGTTCCGCCGATACCCGCCGTAACATGCTGCCGCACGGTTACAGGACTATACCCGTCGCCAATGTCGACACCAAAGGATGATGAACCGTTAGCTAAGCCGTCGATGTAGACGGCCACTCGAACAGAAATTCCAGAAGGGCACGGGATCGTTGCCGGTAGGGTAGCGTTCCCCCCAACAACATTACCCCCCGTAGTAAACCACGCTAGGCCTGAGACGTAACAAACGTTGCCAACCTGTGTGTAGGTCGCTATGGCAGGGCCTGTCAGTGTATAGACAGACCAGAAGCGCCCAACCCATACATAACCAGTAGGGATGTTGCTTGGCGTTAGTAGGTCTGAATATAGCCAATCGAAGCTCCCATCTGAGAGCTTCGTGAGGGCATGGAGGAAATACGTCTGGTTGACTACAACTGCGGGCCTTCCGGTCTCCATGCCACCTGCGTTGTTACCCGCAACCCACGTAGCATTGATATCTTTTGCGATGTTCGCGAGGTTCTGGACAAAGTAGCCGTTAGCTCGGATTTCCCCTGTACCGACCGTGATACGAGTGCCACTAGTGCGAACCGTGATAAGGCCCTTTAGATAGTCCGGAGAACTCTCCTTGGTGACGACGGCATAGAAACCGGTCCCGTCGCAGACGATGTCGGCCGACTGACCCTTGTAAAGCAGCAGCGTCGTCGCGCCGTTGATTGTCTCCGAGCCATTCGGATCAAGCAAAACGTTGGCGTTGTCCGCAATCACGGTGTATCGCCAGTTCAACCCAAGCGTGGCTGCAGCGGTGAATGTCACCGTAGTTGTTGCCGTAAACCGGTGAATGGCGTTGTTGTCTGCGAGAACCGGGGTATAGGCCGCGCTCTTCGAGGCAAAGGCGCCGAGCTTCAGGCCATACCCGCCGATTGTCGCCACCTCGGCCGCACCAGAAACAATGCCGATCTCCGACGCGGACTTGAGATAAAAACCCGTCGTGGCTGCGGTGTTGAACGTCAGAGACGGGAGCAACGCCGTACCGGCCGACGCCTGCAGCGGCGCCGTCATTGGTGCGGAGCCATCGCGCGGCAGCGAGTTAGTGATCTCGTTGCCAAGGTCAGTGGTCAGGCTGTTCCACGGTACCGGATCGATCAGGTTGCCGGCAACGGCTGTCGTGCCGGCTGGCTTGCTGTACACGCCGCTGTTATTTCTAGGCATTCGACTTCTCCATAGAAAAAGGCGCCCCGATGTGGAGCGCCTTTCGACAATCTTTTGAGAATTTCGTGTCAGTTAGTGCAGGTCATTACGCCGTCTTTTACGATAGCTGCCCATTTCGGACCCAGGACATCGCGGGCCGAGATTGCGTTGCTGGCCCCGGGCTCACCGTTTTTGAACATATGAATTCCTAGTGCCTGATCATGTGTGCCGGCGGTCACGATCGGCCCTGGCGTGTAGGTGGTTGTAGCGGTGTAGTTGCCCATCGGCCCGATATTTCCAACCGTGTTGTACGCTCCCGGCGCCTGGTAGCTCGTAACGTTGTTTGCCGCTTGTCCGGCAGTAATGACATACCGATCATATCCAGCCTTGATGGTTTCGATGGCTGCCTGTTTCTCCGCAACTTTCATGGCCCCGATACCCCCACAGACTGGAGCGGCACTGCTTTGAATGAGCATTTCGTTCTGTGATGTTCGAATTGCGCTGGCTTGCGCACAGGAAATCATTCCCGCCGAAACGGCGAGCGCGACAATATTTCTAAACCTCATTGGAATCCCCAAACACCTCTAACGGGAAATTCGTATCAGAGAAATACACGGCTGAGGAAGAGGATCACCGCTAGCTAATTGCGATATATTTGTGGGTGTAGTAATGGTTGCGCATGCTCCGACTGGTTCAAATCGCCTGCATCGTCATCACCGTCGCGTTCACCTACGGCGTCGTGAAGGGATTCGACTCTCTTCGCTACGTGATCGGCAATGACTTCAGCGGCGGCTTTATCGTCGGCGTACTCTTCGTTGTTGCGCTTTATCTTGTGATCTGCTGGCTTGATCCGTCATCGCGCCCGCGCGGTTCCGGCATTCAGCATCAGGGATTTGACAAGCGGATCGACTAGCGCTGGCGTCCTTCCCATTCCCTGCGACTTGATCAGTCCCTGAACCAATTTTTCACGCTGCTCACCCACCAGGGCCCTTGCAAGGCTTTCCCGCGTCGCATTGCCCGTATCCGCTGACATCAGCGCTTTTACAATGTCATCAAGCTTGTCGACGGCGATGGATCGGGCGGCACCCATCGGGCCACCGGCCTTGAACGCTTCCTTGACACCGAACGTAGCGTTTCCAGCACCGCCGAGCTCGTTCTGGGCCGCAAGACGTGCGGCGCTCTCGCTGTTTCGCGTTACCGTGTTGGCCGTGTCGGCAAAGGTCTTCTCGTTCTCCAGCACTTTGAAGAGACGATCGGCCTTGTCTTGCCCGAACAGCGTCGCCAGACGTTGGCGGTTCCAGTCGCCCTCTCCTTTGATGAGAGAGTTCATGGCGCGGATGTCGTTGACATTGGTTCCGACGATGCGGTCTATTTCTGCACGGGCGCCCTGGGATAGGCGAAGCGGGACAGCAGAGGGTCCGATCTGCATTCCCTGCGGATTGGCGCCCTGCTCGACCTCGGTTGCGAGTTCAGATGGTCGAGGTGCGGTTCTGCCACTGTCGAGCACCTGCTGCCCCCGGCTGACTGCCTCGTTCTGACGCGCAAGCTCTGCATACATGGCATCCGGCTCTTTGATGCGTGGAACAGCACGCCGCAGCGCGTCATCCAGCATCTGGCGTGCATCTGTCAAAGCGCCGATCGCTTTGATGTTCTGTTCAGTTGCCAGCATACCGTCGATAGCCTGGCGCGTCTCGAACATCACGCGAGGGTCACTCGACAGCGCCCCGTTGCCAGCCTCGTTCATCATGCCGCGCACACGCCGAAGCGCTTCCTGGGCCGGCCCACGCAGGCGCACGATATCCGCGTCCAGAGCGTTTGCGATCGGCGTCGTGTCGAACGGCTGCGCGCCTTGGAAGGCCTCTCTATACGCTGGCCCGACAGCCAATTGATTGGCCTCGATGCCGCGCTCAACCTCCGACGGCACCACCCGCGGACCAAGGTTCTCGTCGATCGCCGCGTTGACGCGGGCGTTGGCTCCAGACGACCTGTTCTCCAGTGCGGAGCGCACGATTTCCTGTCCACGGCCTGGTGTCGCGGCAAGCGCCCCTGCCTGTTTCTGGAGGTTGGGACCAAGATCGGCCGGGATAGCGTCCGGTCCCATCTCCGCGAGGCGCTGCGGCAGGGAAACGGCGTCGAGACCATCATCGGTCAAGGCGCGGCGGAAGAAGCCGAATGCCTGCGGCTCCATGGCAGCGGTCTGTGCGGCCGTTCGTGTGCGAAGTGCATCAGCAAGAGCGCGAACCCCGTTGCCAACAACCTTAGCGGCCACGGGACCAACCGCTCCAAGGCCGCCACCCCACTCTACGCCCTGGCGGATGGCTGCAGGATCTCCATCGCTGCGCACAGCGGCATCGGTGCCCCCAATTGCTGCGCCGCTACCACCGGCAGCCAGCGAGCGCAGGAGAAGATTGGCACCGCGCGCGCCGAAGGCTGCTGGAGCCGCCATGACGGCCGGAATGGTGCCAGCGACGCCGCCCGTCACCTGAAGCCCGGTGTCGACATAGGGATGCTCTTCGTGGAACGCCTCGTCCTTGCCCTTCTGGATCTTCAGCGCCTGGTCGTAGCGTTCCGACCACGTATCGCCCGGAAGCTTCTGGAAGCTGTCGGCCAAGAGCGGATCGACGACGGGTGCGAGTGTAGCATTCGTGGCAGCATCGAGACGATTCAGCAGACCACCGACGATCGGAACACCTGTGGCGACCGCACGCCAAGCGTTGTCGGCAGACAGGCTTCCATCCTGCCCGTTGCCACCGCTGGCGCCTTGCTGGAGGCGAAGGCGAGCCGCAGCAATGGCAAGTGCCTTCTGCTGGTCCGGGGTCATTTCTGCCATAGTTTGCGCTCCGCTGGCGTCATTGCGCCCCAGACATCGGCCGGCACGCCTTCAGGAGGCGGACCGGCATTCTGGTCACCGGTGAGATCGGGAACATCTGCGACATCCCCAAGTACAGGCAGGACGTCAGCCTCGTTCATGCCTTTGCGCCCGACAATACCGCGATACTGGCCGAGGTCGTTGTCGAGGGCGCCGCGATAGGCAGTCATACGGCTGCGGGCTTCATTCAGGATAGCCTTGCGAGTGGCCGGCTCAAGACGCGATCCGCCGTTGACGCTATTGATGGCACCCTGCAGCCAATCAGGAAGGCTCGAGGTGTTGTTGACCATGACCATCTCGCCTTCGCGAACGACCGAGTTCGGGTCCATGATCTTGCCGAGACCATAAACAAGGTTGAGGTCCGACGCCTTCGAATCCGTTTTCGCGGTGTCAATCATTGACTGATAGGACGGAAGCGCCTGCTGATAGCTCTTGTAGGTTGGGAGCCCCTGAATTTCCTTGCGCAGATCCGTGACATCGCTCGGCTTGTAGCCGGCGCCCTGCAGAATGATTTTGTCGCCCTTGAACAGGGATTCGCCAGGCTCGACTTTCACCGGCGTACTGAAGTCGGCTATTTCCCTGCCGTCGTTCGACACAAGATGCCCATTGATGTCCAGCGGCTTATTGGCCTGTGCCTGGAGCGTAGCCGCAGTGTCAGGCGATACCTGGCCAAGGTGGTCCGCTTCGTACTGAGCCTTTTTGAGATTGGCCTGATAGACAGGATCCTGCTGCTTCAATGCTTGTTCAAGCTGGAGCTTGTAGAGATCCTGATTGCGGGCCATGTCCTGCTGCAACATGGAACCGGCTAGCGCCCTCACTTGTGGCGATGCGTTCGGGTTCATCATGGCCTTGACGAGAGCTTGAGCGCGAGGGTTGTTCGCGAGCGGGTTGCCTTGCGGTGCGGTAGCGTCGAGAGCCTGGGCAAGGCGTACCGTACCGGGCGCGGGTGTAGCCGCAGCCTGTGACGGATTTGCCGGAGCGCTGACCGGCGCGACAGAAGCCACCGCGGGAGGCGGTGCAACTGTGCTCGACGGCAGCGGCGGCAATACTTGAGGCTGGGGCTGCTGAGGGGCTACCGGCATGCCGCCTGCCTTAGGATCGATCGACGCGACCTGAACAGGGTCCTGAGACTGAGCCAACGGCGCCTGCTGGCCAATGGCCTGCTCTGCGGGTGTTGCCTGAGGCTGCGGATAGGCGGTCGTTACCTGCGGATCTCGATATGGTGTGAGCGCTGGAGCTGACGCGGCCGCCATTTCTGGCGCCGGTGCGGCGCTCGCAACCTGCGTGCCGAAGGTCGGCAGGAATCCCTGCGCATAGGACAGACGACGGGCGCTTTCGCCACCGGGTTGATCGTGGCCCGCGAACGCCCAAGCGTTGTTCATCAGGCGCTGGGCCTCCTCAACGCTCTTGGCATTGTTCAACGCGGTGATAAGCTGCGGATTTTCCTGAAGGAAGAACTTCGCCTGACCGGCCGGAGATAGGTCACCAGTCGCGGCAAGCGCCGCATAGCGAGGTCCACGCCAAGACATGATGCCGCCTGCCGTACCGGGCTGCCCACTTTGGCTCGGATCGCTCCAGGTCCGGTTGACGTTGCCCGGCGAGAAGCCGCTCTCGGCCCTGCCAGTAGCGGCAACGGCAGCCAGACCGTAAGGGTTGGTGACACCCGGCACGCCCTCGTAGCCGCTTTTCACGGTATTGATGAAGTCGTTGTATACCTGATTGCTCGAGAGGCCCGAAACGTCGGCGGGAGCCGGATTGGAGGCGGCAATTTCATGCTGTGCACCAGACGCTGGAACCTTCGAATGGCCGAACAGACCGGACAGGAAGTTTCCAGATTGCTCAGGCGGCGTGTAGGGTTGGCCCGTCAGCAACGACATAACCTGAGCATCGGCGGCCTGCTGGTCTTCGCGAGCCTGCCTGACCTCCAGCCCTCCCATCAGAGCCTGCGCCATGCGCGCTGCACCCTGCCAAGGAGACTGGATCGGGCTCGTGTCGGTGCCCTGCTGCAACATCGCAAGTGCCAGCCGCTTGCGGGCGTCGCTCACGTCGTTCTGCGTCTGGCCCGTATCACCACCAAACAAATAGCCCATTATGCCACCGCCTGTTCGTAGTCGACGCGATCGAAGCCGTCGGAATGCTCAAACACAGCTTCCGGATGGAGCTCTCGGACCTCATCCGACATGAGGCCGATCTGGATAGGACCGCCGTCCTTGTAGCGGAATGAGTATACGGGCAGTCCATTGTCGAGGCTGCCTACGCGGCGAATATCGTCCTTGAGGCGGCGATCTGACCGGAGCGCCCATCCACCGAGCAGCGAAGAACCGAGGCCGAATAGGCCGCCCATGGCCGCGTTCTGGTTTGCGACCTGCTGGTTATAGATCCCGAGCTTCTGATTGTAGTTGTCATTGATCAGGCCCGCGTAATCGACTGTGGGGAGCTCTGTCGAAGGCGTGTTGACGTAGCTCGGCTGGTTGATCTGGGATCCCGACATCAGCGCCGAAATCTCGTTGATCGGCTGATTGCGCTGCGTCAGGATCGAACTCTGGGCATTGGAATACATGTCGCCCAGATATTGATCGTTGGCCGACTGCTTCTGCTTGGTGAAGTCTGCCATGGCATTGTAATAAGCCGGCGTCCCCATCTTGATGCCCTGATCGGCAAGCTTCTGCTCGAGCGAGGCCTGGTTGCGGTCCCAGGTGTTGTTGAAGCCGTTGATCCAGTGGTCGTTCGTGTACCGGTCGATGTTTTCTTTCGAGAGATCGACATTGGTGCCAAGCAGATCGCTTACCCGTTGGGTCTGATCATTCGCCAGGTGCGCCAGACCAAGTTTCGTCTGCTGACTCTGGTCGTAGATCGCCTGGTTCTCCGGCGAATAGCTTTGGGTCGCCGTATAGGTCGGCAGCTGATAGGTCTTGCCGTTCTGGTCCTTCATCGTCGTATAGCCGCTGACGTTGTATGTCAGCGAGCCGTCCGGCGTAATCTGGTTTGTATGCCCTAAGGCAGCATTCGCAATCGCCGTGTCGACGTTGGTCCCCGTCTGGGCTGCCGCGGTCTGCGCAGGATCTGGAGGCGTCGGGGCCTTAGGCGTCGAAACCATGTGGGAAATCCTCTTTCAAAATGCCGTAAAGCAGGCCATCGCAGTCACCAAAATAGTTGCGCTGACGTCCCTCGAGGGAGGCGCCAAGGCGGACAAGGCTTTTCTGTGCGGCGATGTTGTCCGCGCGCGTCCTGAACGTTGCACGGTCGCATTTGAGCGTCTGAACCACATACCGGAACGCCGCGGTCATCAGCCCCTTGGTGAGACGATCAGCGGCAAGCGAAACCTCGACGTCGTGAGCCGTCCACATGTTGAAGACGTAGCCGGCGATGATCTTGCCGTCTCTCACTTCCGCCAGCGCCGTATAGGGCGGCGAGAATGTCACGCCTATCCTTGAACCAACCCAGGCAGCGATATCGGCGCGAGGCTCTGACACGATCAAATCGGCTGTCCTCGCTCGTAGAGGATCGTTCCGCCGATGACACCGGCCTCCGAAACAGAGCCGGAATCACCCGAGATCAGCGCGCGGATCGTCGGCGCCAACGCAACGCCGGTTCCCCCTGCGGACGCAAAGGTCCGCGTCAAGGTCGTGCCGGGGAAGTACGATTGACCCCAAACGGCAGTTCCCCAGCGCGAGGAGGCAGAAACCGGCACCGTTGCCAGGACTGCCAGCGGAACCGTCGTCTGGTAGTCGACAGAGACGCCAGCGTACATAATCGTATTCGGGCCGATCTGCGTGGTCGCGCCAATGGCTTTGGAATACTTCGGAGAGATACCATCGCCGAACCGGCTCCAGGCGCCCACCATCAGAGCGTCGATCGCTGTCCCGCTATCGGATGCGCCTACTTCCGCCTCATAGACCGTGCCGTCATTGGCCCCGAAGAACAGCCGCTCTTGCCACGTACCCCAGCAGGACGCCATAAACCCGACGAAGCGGCACCATGCGCCGGTCTCGGTGTTCATCACATACTGATAAGCGCCGAGGTCGTTCGGCAGGTTCACAATCGCCATGCGGCGCTTCGGGAACGCCGATAGTTGCCACTGGTTCGACGATGTCCCGACCAAAGCGACTGTTTCCAGCCAGGTCGGTCCAATGGGCTTGGTGATAGCTCCGAGATCCGTCGCGCCTCGATCGAGCTGCACCGCCTTGGTGATCGGGATAATCCCGTCCGTCGTCATGATGGCGAGGTCGGCCCCCACGTTCAGCAGGCATCGATCAAAGCCGATCGGATTGCCGAGCTTGAAACTGCCGATGAAGCTCCAATTCGAAGCGTCGGCCGGATTCGATCCTGTGTAGACGAGCAGTTCGCCTTCGCTGGTCATGATGGCAAGCGTCTGCTGGATGCCGGTTGAGACCGGAATCGTCCAAACCCCGATCGCAACAAGGATGCCGCCATACTTCATGTTTCCGCCGACATTCAAAAGCGTGGCGGCGCCCGACACAGCATCCGTCGCCAGATACCAGACGTTTGTCGAGTTCTTCTCGATAAACCACAGGCGCGACCGATAGGCCGTCACCGCCAAAAGCGCCTTTGGATTGCTGATGCCGGTTATCGCGGTGGTGGTCCAAGCTGAACCGTCATAAAGCAGCGGCGTGTCTACACCATTGACCATGCGAATGTACTGTCCGCCGGCATTGGTGAACTGCTGTGCGCTCCAGTGCGCGCTTCCAAGGCCTGAGACAACAGGTGTCCCCACAGCGCCTCCACCAGTTATATCGAAGAGACCGCTTCCAGCCGTCGCGAAGAGCTTATTCAGGGTCCCCGAGTAAGGAATGATCGTCTGAACGTCGGCGCCCAGACCGGTTGCAAAGGGCTGCGAACCATAGCGAGCCCGCACCCGATTGGACTCCGGGAAGAAGTTATCGAGCTGGAATGCCGCATCCTTCGGCATATCAGCCATTTCGATGTCGGTTCTCCAACCGCCAGTCGGTGCGACCCAGTCGAAGCTTGGAGAGACGCGCGCCGTCTTCGCGGATGGTCTGGCTGCCTGGCGCATCAGTTCACCTGAATAATGCCCGGCCACCAGTTATCCGGTACGCCGCCGCGGTTGGGATTGGAGAGGGAAACAGCAGTCGCCGAACGGTCAGAACCGACTTCGGATTCCTTGGCACGCTCGTAATTCTCAAGCTCTTCCGAATAGTCGAGCCCTTTTGCCCGCTTCCAGCGCCAGATCAGCGACAATTCCAGCAGGCGCTCGGGGATGCGGCCGGTGTCATTGTCGTTCGCCCAGGTGGCGGCGTGGGTCGAGCCGCCGTTTACCGCGATCCAGTTTTTAGAGATGTACTCGTACATCACGTTCTCACCGGCCACGTTCGGGTAGATGTCCAGCTTGCCGCCGAACATGCGCCAGAGCTGCGGAACCGGGTTGGAGTTCAGCACGGTGTTGCGCATCCATGTCTGTCCGTCGACAGGACCATTGACCGTCCACAGGCGCGACGTGTTCCACATTGCCGAGTTGTCGGGGAAGCGCTCCCAGTCAGACGGCGGTTCGTTCGGTTCCGGCAGCGCACCGGTGCAGGCGAAGGTTCGAATTACCCGAAGGATCGACCAGTCATGGTCTCTCGCCAGATCATCGCCCGCACGCTGGCAAAGGATCCGCAACTGGATCAGCGTGGGGTCCTGCGACGAGATAACGGCGGTCGGGAAAGGCAGGGAGAGTTCCGCGCAGACGTTCTGCACTATAGTCAAAAGGCTCATGCGCGGCGACCCCGGGTTAAAGCTCTAGGTTATTTTCTCGAGCAGCTTTCGGCGCTCGGGTGCGACGAGAGTTGTCCTCGGCGTCGATCTCGGAAATGCGGTCGGCTAGCTCCTTCACCTGGCCTCGGAGCAGTTCAACGTCCGCTTTCAGGCGTTCGTTCTCCGCAGCAAGCTCTGAAGCTTTGGCATTGTTTCCGGCGCTGTCGAGGAACGCCTTGGCAGCCGCACAAAGCTCGTGGGCACCCATGCCGATGTTCTGTTTCATCGTGTCTGAGAGGCCGGCAAGCTGCTCAACGGTGTAGATGTTGATCGCCTCGAATTCCTTGATCTGGCTCGCCTTCAGCAGCGGCCATTCGGACAGAGGCGTACCAATAACCTGCTCGCGAGCAGAAAGGCCCTTCTTGAAGCGGGCGTAAGGCTCGTGAAACCGTTCCTTGTCAGTGTCCGTGGCTTCACGGAAAACTTCGGTGTTCTTGTCGCCGGCAATGACGATGCGGACGAATTCGCGATCCTCGAAGATCGGACGGCCGGCCTGCTGCGACTTGAATGCCTGCTCTACAGGTTCGATGCTGAAGGCGGCATAAATTCCGGGATTCTCGTTCATGGGTAAAAGCTCGCTGTTGATGGCGGGGAAAGGGAAAGAGGCGCCCCGAAGAGCGCCCCCTTGTTCTTGAAAGCCGGATTGGCCTGTTAATTGACCTTCGCGATGTACGGCCACATCAGACCGACCTCGAGCACGCCCGTGGCGGTAATGGTGATGCCCGTGCCGTTGGCCGTGGCATTGGCCGACATAGTGATGCTCTGCACGACGCCGTTCGGGCTGTAGGTGATGCCGGTGACGGTCGTGCCGCCGGCAATGCCAGTGCCGGAGATAGCCGCTCCGATGAACGGGACGGACCCAGCTGACGCACCAGACAGCCCAGTTAGGATTGGCGAACCGCTCACGGTCGTTGCCGTGAAGGTCCGGTTTGCCGAACCGAAGCTGACCGGTGTTATCTGCTTCGTGCTGACCGTTGGCGATGCCGGTACGGCTGCCTGCCCTGCGGTCGTGGTGGTTTCCGCAACGACAAGGTTTGCGGTAACGCCCGACGACACGACGGCCGGAGCCTGTCCGGAACGCTGGACCCACACATAGTAGGTGCCAGCGGCAAGCGTGATGGTGCCCACTGGACCGCCTGTGATGGTGGACGGCTGTGCAGCGCCGGAAAAGACGCCACAGCGGTTGCCAACGACAGCGGCGGCTGTGGTGAGCAGAGAGGCGCTGTAGTCGCGATCCCACTGCATCCACTGCCCCGGCTGAAGCGTCGTCTGGGAAGCCAGCACGAGCTGGCAATAGACCCACTCAGCTTCTGCATCACCCCAGCACACAGAGCCCAGGGTGAAGTTTGGCCCCGGAATACCGGAGCCGGCAACGATAGGACCTTCAACCACGAACGGGTTGGCGCCGAAACGCTCGGTCTGCGTTCTTGCAACAGACATTTGGAGTTTCCTTTCTGTTTCGGCTCAGGCGAACAGGACGCCCTGGAGGAAGGCGTTGTTCATCGTCATGTTGCCGGCGAAGCCCCAGAGGCGCACGGTAGCGTCCTGATTGGGGTTCATGCGGTCATCACCGATGGGAGCCATGTCGCGGTCGCGGTGCGGGCGGTAGAAGAGGTATTTCGTGTTGAGGAAATACATCTGGTTCGAAGGCGCACCGCCGCCAAAACCACCATCGAATACAACGTCGGAGCCCATGTATTGGAGGGAGTTGAAACCCGCCATGCCCTTGTCGGCCGACGTAATGCGCTGGATCGCCTGCAACGATTCCCAGTAGAGCCGGAAATAGTTGTTGTCGGCGACGATGAGGTCAGGAACGTCCGGACCGCGCGAGCACGACAGATAGAGCCGGTTCATGTAGCTCTGAATGTTGCTCGTCGATGCAGCACCGCCACCATCTGACGTTGCCGAGAACTTCTGGTTACGCCAGAAGGCCCAGGTCGCACGATTGATGCCGCCGACCGTGCCCGAGGTGGGCGACGTGGAAATCAGGAGCTGAAGGCCACCGATCTGGCGACCGCCATCGGCCGTACCGTCCGAATAGCAGTCGAGAGCGATATTGTTCTTCAGCGTGATTTCGGCGTTTTCGATACGCTGTTCGAGCAGGTCGAGAACCGCGTCTTCGCCGGAGTTCTGAAGCTGTTCAAGACCGGAGATCGAGACAGCGACGGCTGCCTGCTTGTAGTCGTATTCAGCCGCCGTGATGACGTCGGAGGGCTGGATGTTCAGGAGGTCGTAGCCGGAATAGCGCTTGAAGGTGCTGTTTTCCTGGTACTGGAGTTCCTGGACGATGGTGCGACCGCCAGAAACTGGCTTCTTGCGACCGCGGGCGTTGAGACGGGTCAGAAGCCCGTTGTTCTTCGTGACATCGTCAGCAACCGCGCCGCTGCGATTGCGCAGGGTGGTCGTGACGATTTCCGAAAGGTTCGGAGAGACTGCCATGGATGATCACCTTTGATCAGGCGCGAGACCCTGCGGCCGCGATGGCCTGTTTGAGAGTGTCGCGAATTGATGATGGCTGCGCAGGGGTTGCCGACGCACTCGGGCCGGGAGCTGCGGAGCCTGTGATGGATCGAGAGGCACGGCGGGCTTGATCTGCCGCTGCTGCCCTCTGGGCATTGAGATCGGGAGCCGGATTGGGAGCAGCCTGGCTGATCAACTGCTGACGAATGTCCGGACGCATCCAGCATGCCGCGTCGTAGGCATCCTTGAGAGATCCTGCGCGCCCCGCGTTGATAAGGGCGATCATGTCTTCAAGAACGGCCTCTGCGTGCACGTTCGCTGGGTCGGAAATGAACGCCTGAACCTGATTTTCAGTGTCCCGTTTCCGAAGTACCTCTTCGACCGTGGCCTCGACGTTGACGGGTTGAGGCTGCGGACGCTGTTGCTGCTGCTGGACAGGCGCCTGCTGTTGGGGAATTTGAACCTTCCCTTCAACAATCGCCTGAGCCAGAGCCTGAATATTGACGCCGCCAATCTGCGCGACGTGAAGAACAGTGCCGATCGGGTCGCGCTGCAGGAACTTCTCGTAATCGAGCGCCTTGCGCATGACATCGGCGTGGGTCGTATTCCCCTGCTTGATCAGCGGAGTGAATTCCTCGAGCCCCTTGTAGTCCTGAAGGACCTTGAAGCCTTTATCGATCTCCTCTTCCCGCTTGGAAACCGCCGCCTTGACGTTCTCCGGCAGCGTGTCGAACGCAGCCTTCGCCTCGGGCGACCATCCCGGAGGAGCCTTGTGCGCGCCCTCTGCCGCAACGGGTGCCGAAGTGGTGGCCGTCGGCGCTTGCTGAGCCGTCTGTGGCTGCTGTGCCGGCGTTGCTGGGCTCTGTGCGGCCGGCGTTGCTGCCCTCTCGCCCTCTTTCTGGACGAAGCGACCGGTGGCCTGGTCGCGGGGTTTCCCATCACCGATGACCTCGGGAGTTTCTGCCGCTTCCGTCATCGCAGCCTTCAGGCTATCGCGGATGCTGATCGGCTTTTCGGATACGACGGTGTCTTCGCTGCCGTTGCCGGCCTCGTTCAAAAGGTCTTCCATGTTTTCCTCGTTCGGGGATTGATGCCCGTTCAGGCGGTGTGCTGTTGGTAGGCTTGCTTCAGAGCTTCGTGGATTGCCTTGCGGTCGGCTTTAGGCTTCTCGATCGGCCGCGGCTGCTCGTTGCCGATCTCTTCCACACCATGGGCGCGGTACTCACTGCGCAGCTTTGACTTTGACGTGTAGAACTGACCGTCGTGCATCGAGCGGATCTCGATGGTGTCCGAGACGAAGTGCGGCGACGGCAGCGACGAGCGCGTCATAACCTGTTCCGGCATGCAGTTGTGAGGCCAGGCGTCGAGTTCATGCCAGCCACCGCACACGCGGCAATAACGCTGCCTCATTGCATTGCTCCTTGCGTCGGGGGCTGGTTTGCGCGCATCGCGTTTACGATGGCATCCCCACGCATCCGCTCCATCTCGTTCCGGTGCTCGGCCTCTGCCTGCATCACACCCAGGCGCGCTTTCGTCTGCTCGGCGTCGGCTTTGACCTTCGTCGTCTGTAGGTCGATCATCTGCTCTGGCGTCGGTTGCGGTGGAGGCTTGGGCGCCATCGCCTGCTGCGACAACTGGGCACCTGCCTGTTCAAGCGTGCTTTCGAGTTGGCGCCCTGCCCTGAAGCCGCGCGCGACGAACAGAAGCACCTCGACCATGACCGGGACCAACATTGGCTGCTGCGCGGCAACCGGGCCGGCCTGCTGGATGAAGCCGCCGATCACTTTGGCGAACTCCATACGCCGTGCCTTGTCCGCATCCTCGTCTGGCTCGATCGTCGAATCCGTCTCGATGTCGATCTTGAAGCCGCGGATGTTGTCGTTCCGCATCAACGCCACAACAGCATCGATATCCGGCTGAGACATCATTTGCTGCACTGCGGGAGGAGGCTGCGGAGCAGGAGGCGCTGGCTGTCCCATCGCTTGAGCGCGCTGCGCTGCCTGTTGCGATGCAGCAAGCACCTGCTGCATCTGGGCCTGCACCATCTGCTTCTGCTGTGCCGTCGGCAACTGTATGCCGCTGATCAGCATCAGCGTTTCCGGCTGGAACAGGTCGCAGACGATTTCGCCGGCCATGCGGACGATGTCACGGGCGAACCGTGCCAGTTCGGCCTGGCGGTCACGGATGCGGATCGAACCCCACTGGCTCTTGATGCGCTGCGCTGTCGCTGTCTCCGATGCCTGCGTGTCGCCGCGCACGATGTCCGAGATGCCGGTGATCTGGTAGACGTCCTCAACGAGCTGCTGACGCGCGGCGATGCAGGCGGTGATGACCTTCTGGACCTCGTCGATCGGCAGAGTCACAATCGCGTTGCTGCCGCCCTTGTCGACAAAGGCAGCCCATTCCGGGATCGGCACCATGACAGTGTCGTTCTCAGGCCGCATCGCCTTCTCAATCGCGGGCGATACGCTGCCATCACCGGCCGGATAGAAAATCTTCAAGCGCAACTGATCGGTGAGCTTGTTGATCCGCTTGGTGAGAGTGTCGATCTCCTCACACTGGTTCTGATAGTAGACGTAGTCAGGAACCGGGATCAGCGAGCCTGTGGACGTCGTGCCATATGCCGGACGTGGGCAAGGCCAGAAGTCCTCCATATCCAACGGAGGCTCGGACACCTCGAAGGCCACCGGCGACCCGTCGGCGATCCAGAGGGTATAGTCCTCGCTCTTGCACCAGATCTCCCAGACGCCGGTCTTGCCCTCGTTCTGGGCGCGCTCGGTCTGTGTACTGCCCTTCCGAGACTCCATGACCGTGGCGCTGATCTGCTGGACGGCTTCAGGACCGAAACGCTTCTCGATCTCGTCTTTCGTCATCGGGACGCGGCGGGCAACCCATGTCACGTCTTCCCAACGGCGAGCAGGCGAGTGCAGGAAATCGGACCAGTGCACATAGTCGACGCACACACGTTCGTTTGCGATCCTCTCCATCGGAGGCATCGCGGCGGCTTCCGCATCTTCCAAAGCCGCCGATTGTGTCGGCATGACACCCGGATCTACAGGCTCGATGTCCGCTTCATACCGAAGCCAAGCGGCACCGCGGGCATAGAGCAGGAAGTCATCACGAGACTGCCGCATCAGAGCGTCGATATTGCCCTTGTCCGTGGTGAAGGACAGAACGCGCTCGATGATTTCGGATGCGGCTCGAGCAACTGGATCGGAATCCTTGAAACGACGCTCGACGGCCGGCTGAGGAGCACGGGCGTAGATGGCTGGCTGCAGAACCGAGGTGTTCGCCCACAGCATCGGGAAGTTGTTGCGCTGGGAACCGCCCTGCTCGCTCTGTTGCTGCAGATAGATCTTCTCGATCTTCCGGCAGCGCTCGAACCACTGCTCGAAATACCGCGATGCCGTTTCCAGTTCGCCTTTCCAACGAGCGCCAACCTGCGCCAGATCGTATGCAGGCGGTGCGTCCTGGGCTTCGATGTCCATTTACACCCTCTCCTGCGCACGGGGTACCGTGTCGATAAACTCGTTGAACGTCATGTTGTGGATCGTCTTCAAAGGCTGCTGCTGCGGAACCGCCACCGCTGGCGGCACGTATGGGCGAGACATGCAGCCATATCGCGCCTCGTCGGCCGCATGGTCTTCTGTGTTCGTGTCCAGATCTTCAGGCCTCGCCTGGTCGTGCTGCAGAAGCGGAACGGTGCGAATGAAATCCGTGCAGGTCGAAAAGACGTAGAGCATCGGACGCTCACCATCACCCTTCAGCCTCGCTCGCATCTGATCCCAGCCGCCCATAGCGCCGCGCTGTGAGACGCGGGCGTTATCGGCCGGCCGGAAGTTGACCTTGTAGCTCGTGGCACGTGCCATACGCTCAGCTATCGACGGGCCACCGTCCTCGGCAAACGCTGCGGGATCGAGCACGCCGTAGACAATCTTGTCGCCCTTCTCGCGCTCAAGGATGCCTCTTCCCACTTCCTCGGCCGTCAGCTTCAGACCAACGTTCGGCTCTCCCGGCTTGCAGCCATACCATTCGCGATATCGGATCATGGCGCCGCGCGGGATAATGCCGCCCTCGACAGGGTAGTCATCGCCGGCAACCGCCCACCATCCAACCGAGAACGGCTTGGCAGAGCCCCAGTCCATCGAACGGAAACGAACCCAGTCCTCCGGTATCGCGAACGGCCGGACGATGTGCTTCGCGCTACTCCAGCAATCGAAGAATGCACCTTCAACCGCATTCCAGTCACCCGACAGCCACGCCTTCACGAGTGCGTCAGAGCCGACCAGATAAAGGTTGTTGATGTACTCCGGGTCATTCTCCATCAGGAGCTTGTTGTCTTCGATCCGGCTCGGGATGAAGACGTAGCGATGTTCCTTGCCATTCGGCAGCAACCGCGACAGTACTTTCATGCCTTGGGGCGCCGGGTCGATGTACCTCTGCTTGATCCAGTGCTGTCCAGCGCCCCCAGGATTGCCCGTGAGCAGCAATTGCGTTGGAATGCCCTTGGCAGAGCGCAGGACGGCGAAGAGCCTGTCGATGGGCTTGGAGTCCGGATAAAGGCCAGCCTCTTCTACACAGGCATCTGAGACGTTCTGGCCCTGGTACTTATCCGCGTCCTGCACTCGCTCCAGCGGACGGAAACGAAGACGACCACCACCGGGGAAAGTCCATGTCTTCTTCTGGTCGTTCCAGCCGGCGCCGATCTTGCCGTAGATCTCTCGGCTGCGCTCGATCGCGTCGTCAAGCATCGGCAGTTCGCGACGGCAGAACAGCGCGTTGAAGCCCGAGCCGTACAAATGTGCCTTGATAGCGTACTTGCCGAGGACACCGTCTGTCTTGCCGCCGCCACGAGCACCACCGAAGAACACCTCACGAAACGGGCAATCTACCAGCGCCGCTTGCGGTCCTGCTTGGGGCGACCAGGCGAGCCTAAGACTCGGTCCCTGATCCATGCTCTTCCAGCCACTGCTCTTCAGTGACAGGCCTTGCGCCAACGACGAAGCCAACCTTGGCGTTCACGTCGAGATCAAGCCTGTCGCCGTAAACCTTCGGCCGCATCTTCGCAGCCATCCACTGCCGCGTCTTGATCCGGATGTCGGAGCGACGCATGGCCTCCCCATTCTCAACCCACCGGGTTTCTTCACCGAATTTCTTTTCCATCCAGTCGTTGGAGCCATCGTCAGCGATATCAAGCATCTCGTCGAACAGAGTATCGGCCTGTGCTTCTCGCGCGAGCGCGTACTTGGTCCGAAAAGATGAATAGCGTTCATCAGCAAGCCAACCGAAAACAGTCGACTTCGATGGCATGCCCTCATCACGGCAGATGCTGCGGAGGCTCTTCCCGTCTGCGATCATCTCGCAAATCTTGGATGCCAGTTCTTCAGTGTAATCGCTTAGTCTGCTCATTTCTCTCGCCTTCTGATCGGCTGGAGTTTCTATCGGTACACCGGCTTACCCATGCGACGCTGCTTGACGGCACCCGGAGTGCTATGCGTCTCTGTCTGTCCAAATCTAGTTGAGCTGGGGGCCATTGATGGAGCTTGAGTATTCGTTCGGACAATGGAGTATCAAAGGCAAGAGTGATGAGAGCGACGGTCGCAACTCCCTGAAGGCCTCAATCCGAGAATCCGCCCATGGCTGGGGCGTCCATATGTGGGCGAACATCGGGACGCCGAATATGGCGCGGAACATCCAGGTCCACCTCAACTCAGGCGATTTCTCCACAATAGCGAAGCTCATGATCCAAGCTGATCGCGGAGCGACGCTGAAGGCCTTCGCCGAGGCAATACTGGCCTTTCCCGACGCGAAGGCCTTATAGGCTTCCTGTGGATTGCAAAACTGTGAACCTTGCGACTCGCGGTCGTTCATCGTTTTCTCCCCATACCAGGGGGAAACATGAAAAGCATTCAACAAACTACGGCGCGTACCGCGGCACTCGCAGCCGTTTTACTATTCATCGGCGCGGCGGAGTCCAAAGCTGCCGACTTCATGGATTCCAAGTGCCGAGATTTTAGGAAGGGCTACGGCCTCGACAAGCGAACTATCGAGCGTCCGGAGCCACCATATTGCGTTACAATGTTCGGCCAGTTCGATGAGATTTCATTCAATAGTTGCCGAGCGGAAATGCAAAACTACCGCAATGAGGTTGCCAAGTTCACGGACTGTCTCATTGACGAGAGCGACCGCGCAACGGAAGAGTTCAACTCGGCGGTGAGAAGCTTCAATCAAAAAGCAGGTGGATAGACGCTCGTGAGAAAGCATTTTGAAACTCGTCCCCGGCTTGCTTGGGCTGCAGCCGGCGCCGTTATGGGGACGTTTGTTGGACTTCTATTCATCGGCAATTGCAGGAAGAAAGATTGCGCCTGCTATGGCGATGCCGGCGTCACGCCCGAATAGTCGGGCATGCCTGAGCGTCAGAATTCTAAGCATAGTTGCACGCAAGCAACTCGACTAGTGCAGCTTATCAGCGCATTTTTGCTTGTTACATGTTTGGAGGGACGGAGGGGCAATGACGAAGACTTTAGTCAGGCTGATGCTGTGCGCAACTATTCTATCGGGGTGCGTGTCAGAAAGATCCGGCGGTCTTGTCCAGTCCGTGCAACAAGATGCCAGATCGGTACAGTACAATCAAATTAGAGCCCAGTTGGCGCGTTCATATGATCATCCCTATGACGTCCCATCGCTCGTTCTGGTTTCAACCGCGAATACGAACAGCAGCAATAGTTTAAAGGCAAGCTTCTCGCATGCCTCCGCACCCGCCGGGATTACCAATGCTACCGGATTTGATTTCGGCGCGTTTACTGACAACACTCAGATGTTTGTCGCCGTGACGTCCGGCGCAACAGCGATTCAAGGGATGCGGGATCTTTATGCGTACGCATCAAAGGGGGATCGTTCATGGGAAAAGTCTGTTGGTAAAGTTCTGATCAACAAACCACCAACCTATCCATGGCTGTTTCGTTCAACTGGAAATAGACCGGCTGACTGTGGCCCTTCTTGTTACGAAATTACCAAAGTCGGGGAGTATACCTACTGGGCAAGAACTGAAAAAGACTTCAGCGATTTCGTCCTAGCCATTCTCGAAACATCCAGTTTCACACGTGACACCGTTGTGAGCGCGCCCGGCGGTGGTAAAAAGCCGGCCGGCGCTCCATCGGGCATCCGTCGCGTAGAACCAACGACTAACGCGCCGCAAATACTGGTCGTACCCAGCACTCAGTGAAGCGGGCACAAATCATGAGACGCAACCTAACAGCATGTTCAGATCGCCCCAGTTAGCAGACACCCCAGAAGAACGAGCGATGCGGTTCTGGTGGTATACGCTTCTCTTTGGGTGCTTGATCTTCTTTGGTGCGTTGGTGTTTGGTCTGCGGGCATGGCGTTTCAGCCACTTCCCGCATGCGGTCGCGACGATCACCGATGTTTGGGATAAGCAGATTCGTGTTTCTCGTGGACGCGGCTCCGCTCTTGCAGATCTGGTCGTTGGTCCGAAGTACGAGACCATCACGATGGGGCGTATTCAATTCGAGCGCAGCTCCAGAGTGAACAAGTACGATTGCACCATGGTTTTGCAGCTCGGTGTTCCAACCGACGGGTATCGGGTTGGTGAGAAGCTTGACGTCGTTCCCGCCACAGGTACCTGTCAACGAGTCGATGTCATAGGTCGGGTGCAGTAGACGCGACCACCTGCAGCGATAAGTCGCCGCGCCCGGAGAGGTGTTCCGGTGTTCGAATTCTCCTCGAGGAAGAAGCGTTGATTTGCGGCTCACCGGCACGTGAGATCCCCTAAGGGCATGAATTGCGCCGTGCCATTACACTCTCCTAAATAACGAACCTGCTATGTCTCTGGCGGCGTTATCGGAACGGAATTCCCGATTTCTCTTGCTATTCAACGGCCAATGATACCTAGGTCTGCTTTCACAAGAGGACTGCGCAAATGGCCAAGGGTCAGGTACGAAGTAACAAGGAAGCCAGGAAGCCCAAAAAAGACAAGGCCGCCCCCAAAAGCGCCGCGCCAACGCTTGGTTCCCAGGTCAAGGAAAGCCAAAACGCCGTAAAGAAAAAGTAAGGTACGGGAGGGCGAACACAGTCGCTGCCCCAATTAGGAGACCGTAGTGTCAAACCAAAGACCGCGACGCGGCAAAGCCGATCCCGGTTTCTCCGGGCGTGAACCCTATCACGTTGCAACGTTTGCAAAGAAGCACGGCATCGCCGCTTCCGATGCAAAGCGCATCATCAATATGCACGGATCTGACCGTGATGCCTGTGACAAGGCCGCCAACCGGCTGAAGTAACTCGAAAACCGAGATACCAGGCATTCCCCAGGCATATTTCTCCCATCGTGCGGATTACCCTGTTGGGGCCGCGTGGACCGGCGTCTCTGCGCACTGTACGCCCACAAATCAGTGCGCAGAATTTACCATATGGTTATGTGTTTGCAAGCGGATCAGCCAAGTTTCAACAATTGATCAAGCGTTTCCATAACTATTGCACGTGATGACGGCGCCGTCATGGCTCTCGACAGACCGCCGGCAAGCTCGGAATATTGAGCATTGCGAATCCGGCGGCTGTTGCCTTTGTTGGGGTTGCCCTTCCCTTTCGCACGCTGCTCACGCTCCACTTCGTCCTGGCGCATGGCAAGAGACTTCGTCAGGAGGAATGCCTGATCCTCGAACCACTCTGCATAGCGCAGTCGGTCGATCACCTCTTGTGCGAAGCTGAAGGGCTCTGGCTCATCGCAATAGACCCGACTGAACTTCAACAGCTTGCCGACCCCTTCCACGGCCTCGACATTGCGAAACTGCAGCTTTGGCAGATTGACAAACACATACCCTGTGAAGATCGGAAAGCGCCGTTCAATGAGCTTATGGTTCCGATGGTGACGGATCACCTTGCGGTAGCATGGCATGAAGGACTCGAAGCCGGCATTGGCTAGATTGCGCTCGATGAGGCTGAGGCTGGGTTCCCGATCATCGTTCACCGCGGCAGAGGGCGACCGTTGCGAGCCTGGGGCGGCCTTCACGGCAAACCAGAGCTCATGCACTGGGTTCCAGTCCCCGTGCTGCCCCTCGCCTTTGCGAAGGCTACGGAAATTCAGTTCTTCGCTACGGGCCTCCCTTGCAAGCTGCTCCTCGTTGCGAGGGTTGAAGGCGCGGTTCAGTGTTTGCATGTTCAAATCTTGAAATCCTTCAGCTTGGCCATGATCGTGTTCTTGCGAAGCTTGCCAGCATTGCGGGCCTCCTCGCGCTGGGCCTTCGTGGGCTGGAGTCCAATCGTCACCTTCTTCACGGTGAAGCCCTTTGCCCGAAGAGCATTGACCTCTGTTTGGCAGCTCTCCTCGTCAAGGTTGGCGCGATACTGGTCTTTCCGGCCGTTCTCGATGCGATCGATCCGCCAGCTGCGAAACTCCTGCACCGGGAGCTGTAAAACTCGTAAGCGACGCTCACGGGCGTCGGTCGGAAGTTCTTCGTCGCGGTCTTGATCCGCTCGGCATTCACCTTCCCGAGTAGCTTCTCGATCATGCGTTGTTGGACGTCTTCGGGGAGTTCTTCGACCATCGCCATCAGCGCTCACCTCGTGCTGCTTTCTCGGCGAGATATGCGGCCGGATCGATGCGCTTGACGTCGGACGCAGCGCCGAAGGTCCCGAGCTTGTGATCCCGATAGGCACGTTCACCGACAGGATCGAACTTGGCGGCCGCGATAGACCGCACCCATCCGACTGCCTTGCTGGCGTTCGCCATCATCTGACGGTCCTGCTGCACTTTCTGCCGCTTGGCCTTGCGACGGCCCTTCTTCGTAGGCGCTTCGGGCTTCCCCCAGAGCACCTTCTTGTTGCTCTTCGGCTTGGATGGCCGGCTGGCTTCGTTGTCGAGGCGGTCCAGAGCCTTCCAGGCTGCAGCGTTGGTTTCGAAGGGACCTTCCACCAGTTTGCCGCGGTGGTCGGTGATCTCGTATTGGCCTTCATCGTTGCGGGTGACGTTGACGATCTGTGTCATGCTTGGTCTCCGAAGAAGTACGGAAGTAGCTTGTGGATTTTGCGCTCAGCAGCCGCTCGCTTCCTGTCGGCAAATTTCTGGACGCGCCGGTACATTTCGGCCTCGATCGCCCTGCCCGTCTCGACGCCTATGGCGAACAGCTTGTCTCCCAAGTCCTTGGCTTCGGCTTCGGATTGGAAAGCGGCGATAAGGTGTGAGCGAGGCAGACGCTCGCCTTCATCGATGTACCGGTCGGAGCCAAAGGCGATAAACGTCTTCGGCATTACCTTTTGGACTTGAAGAACGAAGAAGGTCTCGTCCTTGGTGTGCGAGTCCATCCAGTGGTGAAAGGCAAAGCCCTCCAGCAGCTCCGGCATGGTGCGGAGATATGGCCCATAGGGCTGATGAAACGAAAGCACCCACTGGCCCGGCTTGATATCGACAAGTGCGCTCATGCTTGTGATCTCCGTTGCTGCTCAACCAGCCGCGGGATTGCCGCTGCTCGCCAAGCATTGGTGAAAAGGTCGAGTGCGGCGTTGAGTTCTTCTTCGCTGGCGCCGGCGTTGATGTGATCAACGGCCATCCGAGCTCCGACCCGGTACGCCAGAGAGTTTCCGGCAGCCAAGCCTTCATTGACGAAGGTATCGGCGATCCAATTGATGAGCCGAGCGCGGCGATGATACGGGAAGACTGTCGTCGTCATTGTGCAGCCTCCTGGAAGCCGTAGAGCAACAGGAACGGCGTAAGTTCGCCTTTCATGAGCTTCTTGCGAAGGACAGTCAGAATCGTGGGGTTGGTCGTGGAGGCATGTGAAAGGATCTCTTCAGCCTCTTCCTCATCGCGAGGAACAGCGAAGGGGATGGTCATATCATCATCGATTGACTGGTACGTCCCCTGTAGAGATTCCTCTCTCCCCTCAGAGAGTATACCTCTACGGTTTAATTCCACGGTATTGGGGTAAGTTTCTTTCACTTTGGGGGGAAAGTTTCTTTCACCATTATCGTTTTCAGGGGGGCAAGTTTCTTTCCCCCTTCTATCCCGTTCGCGCTTTTTCCGGTCGGCGCGCTCTGCCGCGAGCTTTTCGGCGGCAAACTTGAGGTGATCGTCGATAAGCTGCTTCCTGGCATTCACGAGCCGGTACATCATCGAGCCGCCATCCGTGATATACAGCGGCACCATGTAGCCAAGGCGAACGAGTGTCTTGATGGCCTTCTTCACAGTCGGCCGGGTGCTTCCTGTCGCCATCATCAAGTCAGGAAGGCTACGGAACGCCCGAGGGTCTGACTTGCTGGCGAAATTGAGCATGACCCGGACAACTTTCAGGCAGGCACCCTTCGCCAGCGGATCCGCGTTAACGGTATCCTCGAACTCAAATTTCCAGGTAGCGCTGCTAGTGTCCCTCAGATCGTCTGTCATGCGAAAGCGCTCCGAACCAGAAAATAGTTCCCGGCAAGGAGGATTGCTTCGGCCGCGTCAGCGTCCGTCAGACCAAAGCGAGATTTCAGGGTGGGGAGGACGCGGGAGAAAATATTCTGGCCCGGAACACTTTTCCCCTCATCGAGCCACTGAGCGGCGCGAATGATGTGAGGGGCGTGGGTCATTGGGTATTCGCCTCCCGAAATGCATTGCGAGGCACAACGAAAAACCACTCGTCTTGCCAAGCCTCATCTTTCCATTCCATTGCCAGGCGGATTGCAGCCGAGCGGATGCGGTTCATTTCTTCTTGCGAAGGAGCCAGCTTCCCTGCCTCCCACTTAGACACAGTTCCCTGTGACACTCCTGCCAGTCTCGCGAAAGCGGACTGCGGCTGCTTAAAAACTTGGGTTCGTATAAATTCGATTGGTCGCATTTCGAGAATATATTCGAATACGAATTAACAAACAAGTAGCATATTCGTTCTAGAATGGCTTCAATCAATCAACCGAATTTGTTGGAGTTTTTTTCATGGCCGACGAGAGCACCATTGCACGAGAAATCCGTCTTGCCCGCAAACGCTTGAAGATGAACCAGGCGGAGTTTGCAAAGGCAATCGACGCGTCTCAAGGCAGCGTTTCGAAATGGGAGTCTGGCCGGGAGGTCCCTAGACTGGAAGCAGTGGAGAAAATCGCACAGCTATCGCCCGAATTTGATTTCGCAATTCAAAAGCGAGAAGTGCGCACCGTCCCAGTGCAACGTTATGTCATGGACTACATAGGAAGAGCCCCGTTACGGGGTTTCTTTATGGAGGGCGGCTCGCTGGAACCCTACGTTGATCAAATGGAATGCGCCTTTCTCATTGGTCGAGAGTGGGAAGGAAGAGAATTCGAGGCCTTCCTTCTTGAGCCTCGCACAGAAAGGGAAAGGCAAAATGGAGGAGCGAAGCTGGTAATTACGGCCAGCTTTAGCGTGCTTGATCGGTTAGATGATGTTCACGCCGCCGAGTATCTCGTTGCCTTGTCGGGCATTCGTGAGGGCAAAGAAATCTACTTCTTGGCCTCTCCGGCCGTTCTTTCCCGTAGGGAAATGAAGCTTTGGCCATCTTCGATCTATGGACGGACGTGTAGCCTCCCAATTGATATTGGCGGCAATGGACGTCCCACCGACCCCAGTTGCCGCGTAGTTGGACCTGTGGTGTGCACGATGCTTTACCCGCGCGCTTTCTCGCCAGCCACCTTGGAACCTCCTCGAAAATTCTAATTCGAATATTTTTACTTGCAATCAATTCGAATACGAATATGATTAATCCATCTTAACCGATGGAGTGCAATTCAATGACACGACCGATTCCGGCCGCCGGCGAAGCAATGCCGACGTCACCCTCTCTCCGAGAGACTATCAACGCCTACAAGGCCGGATACCAAGAACTTGACAGGCTCGCTGGCCTTCCTGGCGGGCTTACGAAGGATAACGAGGAAGCGCTGTGGGAAGAGCTCATTCATCCGCACTCCAAGGCGCTGATCAAGTGGAATGCGCCCGCTGCGACAATCGATGAGGCTATATCTGCTCTGCAGATGGTGCGTCAGGAGGAGGAAGGCTTCTCAGGTAGCCCGATAGCCGGATCGCTGTTTAGGGCGGCGCTTCAATATTTCGAGACGGCCGGCCCGCCAAAGACGATCGCAGACCTTTTTGAGGAGCCGATTGATAACGCGCGCCGCATGGCCTCGATCTTGGCCGGTCTGCTCGAAGAAGGCTTTGAAGCCGACATGACCAAATACGGTCGCCCTAGCCACTACTTCCTGACCAAGGACCAGGTTGAGAACATCATGTTTTCGATCTACCAGGTACAGGACTTCATCGGGAACATCGGCAATGCTTTTGAGGAGGCAATTCGATGAGCTTCGAATTCTCCCGCCGTCGCACCCTCGGACTCCTCGCCGGCATTGCGGCACCAACGACAGCCGTCGGAGGGGCGGCGCCATTCACGCGTGACGCCGAACCGACGGTCGAACTTACGCCGGAAGAGCAGCTCGCCGCAGCTGTCGACGCTATGGAAGCGGCCATGATCGCGGTTCATGGTCAGGGCGTCCGCATCATCCGGAATGAAAACCACATCGTCAGTTTTCTCGAACCCGAAAAGCCGCGCATCGTCGAATGGCAGGGCGATGGAGACTACGAGGTAGAACTGGATGATAAACGTCGCCCATTCTTCCGCGTCACCCGCTTCCCTCCCTTCGACTGTTTCAAGCAAGGCCGGTGCTACAGGCTAGAGCCCACCGCCGCAAAGCAACTCGGCATTCGATACATGTTCGAGGGCGAACTTCAGCGCGCCCTCATTCGCAAGATCCGTTGAGGGGGAGCGTGAACCATGAGTAACTTCCTTGCTCCGGCTATCCCAGCGGAAAGACTTCTTTCCTCACGCTTGCGCGTCCATGCCGTCGTCGGCGATGCCATGGAGCCCCTCTTCCGCGGTGGCCGGGACTATGCCCTGCTGGCTCCCGTTGATACCTTCAAGGGCGAAGGCGTCTATGCGCTCGACACGAGCCTCGGAATTGAACTGTTCCGCGTCACAATTGCATTTGACGGCAAGGGTGGCCTTCGGCTCTCCAGAGAGAACCCGCGCTATCAATCTCATGATATCAGTCGGGAGCGCTTCGACGCGTTGGTGGTTGCGATCACCGTCGCCGACATCAAGGTGCGTGACGAGCGCTTCCTTGTGGATAATGGGGGAAACTAGGCCATGCAGACGGAAACGCCCCTCATCGCCTTCGTAAAGGCCCTCGCAAGGCGTCAGGCGCGACTTGACGCTACGCTTCCTCCGCCCGCTAATGAGAACCTTCCAAGGGACAAGCAGGCAGAGCAACAATGAAGCGCGCGGTTATCTACGCTCGATACTCGACCGACTTGCAGAACGACAAGTCGGTCGAGGACCAGATCCGCCTTTGCAAGGGCCACGCCGATCGGCAGGGCTTAGAGGTCGTGAATGAGTTCTATGATCGGGCAAAGTCCGGAGCATCGATGTTCGGTCGGCCAGGTTTGGCAGACATGATGCAGGCTGCCGAGCGCGGAGAATTCGACGTCCTGATTTCAGAGGCGCCTGATCGCGTCTCTCGCGATATCGCGGATCTTGCCCACGTCCATAAGCAACTCACCTTCCGCGGCGTCGAGATGAATTGCGTCAACGGCGGAACGATGTCGACCGTCCAGATCGGCATGTATGGCCTCGTTGGGCAGATGCAGCGCGAGGAAGGCGCCAAGAAGGTAAAGCGCGGCATGGCTGGTGTCGTGCGCTCTGGCCGCAATGCTGGCGGCAAAGCGTACGGGTATAGACCGATTCTGGGGAAGCCAGGAGAGCTTGAGATCATCGAGGAGGAGGCGAGCATCATCCGCTGCATCTTCGATCTGTACGCCTCTGGTGTATCGCCTCGATCGATCGCCGGCATCTTGAACGGCGAAGGCGTCACAGCGCCACGCGGCAAGCAGTGGAATGCCTCGACCATCAATGGCAACGGCCAGCGCGGAAACGGCATCCTGCGCAACACCATCTATTCTGGGAAGATCGTATGGAACCGCGTCCGGATGGTTAAAGACCCGTCGACCGGCAAGCGCGTCTCCCGCACCAACGACGAGTCCGAGCTTGAGACTGTCGACGCCCCTCACCTGCGTATTGTCTCGGATGAGCTGTTCAGCGCCGTCCAGGCACGCAAGCAGGAAACCACGACGAGCGGCCCTAAAGCTCCGCGGTCGAAACGCATTCTTTCCGGCCTGCTGCGCTGTGGATCGTGCGGAGGCGGTATGACGATGGTAGGCGCCGACCGAGGCGGCCATCGCATCCAGTGCAGCAATCACAGGGAATCAGGCGTTTGCCAGAACAAGCGACGTTACTACCTCGAACGTATCGAGGCGCTTGTTCTTGGCCGCCTTCGGTCGCAGTTCGCCGATACCAGTATCATCGAAGCCTACGTCTCAGCCTACCAGGAAGAGCAGAAGCGGATTCGAAGCACGGCGCTGCGCGATCGAGCGAATGCCGCACGGCTGCTCGAGGAAGCGAAGACGGAAATCTCCGAGATCATCCGCCTGATGTCGAAAGGGCTAATTGAGGAGAATGAGGGCGCTGCCCAGCTCGTGCCGCTCCGAAAGCAGCGGGATCAGCAGCAAGCGATCCTCGATAGCGTTGAAGAGCCACCAAACGTCATCGAGCTTCAGCCCAAAGCCGTTCGACGCTTCCGGGAGAACATCGAAAGCCTGGCGCAGATCGTTGCTGAAAAGAATGGAGAGCCTTCGCCAGAGCTTGTCGGACCGTTCAGGCAACTGGTGGCGGCCGTAGTCGTTCAACCAACCGAAAACGGGCAGGCTTATGAAATGGGAATAAAGGGTTACCTGTCCAGCTTGGTCAATACAGAACTGTCGGTGATAAAGATGGTAGCGGAGGAGGGATTTGAACCCCCGACACAAGGATTATGATTCCTCTGCTCTGACCTACTGAGCTACTCCGCCACTGGTCAACGGTGCCGTTCGCGACGCGGCGGCCCGTGGGATGAGCGGCTTATAAGGTGCGCTTCGGCTTTGTGTCAAGCGCATGATCGAGAAAATACCACAGGCTTTTTCAGGCGGCGACCGGGCTGGCCAGCAGCGCCTTCAGCGAGGCTTCCGCCACCGGTTCGCGCTCAGAGCGCTCGATGAAGCCGCCACCGTAAACACGCGCATCGTCGGCGGGCGCCGAATAGAGCGCACAGGCCTGGCCGGGTGCAACGCCAGCTTCTCCGACTGCAAGATCGACGTAGATGCCCGTCGCATCGGCATGCAGGACAGCGGGGGTCGGTGCACGCGTCGATCGGACCTTAGCAAAACATCCGAAGCCCTCGCCAGAGGCCGCCTCTGCAAGCGGTTCGTCGCCCAGCCAGTTGACATCGCGCAGATAGACACGGTGCGTTTCCAGCGCTTCCTTCGGCCCGACGATAACCCGGCGGGAACGAGCATCGAGATAGACCACGTAGAGCGGCTCCCCGGTGGCAATGCCAATGCCGCGGCGCTGGCCGATGGTGTAGTGCAGGATGCCTTCATGCTGGCCCAGCACGCGTCCATCGAGATGAACGATCTCGCCGGCAAGCGCCGCATTCGGCTTCAGCTTGTGGATGATATCTGAGTATTTGCCCTGCGGCACGAAACAGATGTCCTGGCTGTCAGCCTTCTTGGCGACCACCAGACCCATCTCTTCGGCAAGCTTGCGGGTCTCTGCCTTGGGCAGGCCGCCAAGGGGAAAGCGCAGATAATCGATCTGCTCCTGTGTCGTCGCGAAGAGGAAGTAGCTCTGGTCGCGATCGGCATCGGCTGGGCGAAAAAGCGCGCGGCGACCGGGATTGCCGGGAGCCGGATTGGGCCGCGAGCGAATGTAATGACCGGTCGCCAGTGCATCGGCGCCGAGCTCCTTGGCGGTTGCCAGGAGATCCGCGAACTTGACAGTCTGATTGCACGAGACGCAAGGGATTGGCGTCTCTCCGGCCACATAGCTTTCCATGAAGGGGTTGATCACCGTGTCGCGGAACCGCTTCTCGTAGTCCAAGACATAGTGTGGGATGCCGAGCGTCTCGCAAACGCGACGGGCGTCGTCAATATCCTGTCCGGCACAGCAGGAACCGGCGCGGTGAACAGCAGCACCGTGATCATAAAGCTGCAAGGTGATGCCGAGCACGTCATAGCCCTGACATTTGAGAATTCCTGCCACCACGGAGCTGTCAACGCCGCCGGACATGGCGACGACAACGCGTGTATCTTCAGGCTTCTTGTCAAAATCCAGTGTGTTCAC